CCAACGGAAAGGTCTAGGGACTAAGGTCCCCAGGGTCCTAAGTTCCCGTGCCCGCAGGGCACGAAAACCGTCCTCTTTTTCCAATCAACGCGGTCCCGAACTGTATAACCGTCACCGCCTGGGCCCGGGGAGCAGAAATCCAAGGCGTATTCCCGCAAAGGAATATACCGAGGTAGCTGCACACCGAGAGCAGACCAGTGACGGCGCAACAGCAAGGAATTGACGGCAGCCTCATAATGATAATACCTGAATCTTCGAGAAACAGGCACCATCATATTGAGGTGTACGCCGTCCCATCCCCATTTTCTCACCGACGACCAAGACGTTTCGACGTCGTGGACGCAGGTAGAGATTGTGGTTGGTCCTCGTTGCTGGAATCGCTTCGGTAGCTGATAGACCAGATCCTTCCACACTTTCTTGAGACCCGGAAAACGAAAGTCCGGGGAACCCAAGCGAGTAGCAAGGACGGAAATCTGGTTAACCAGAGTAAGAGTACCTTGATCATCAAGAGCTTCCTTCCAATAAATCGGAGTGACTGGGACACCATTAAAGGCATCCTGGCCACACGACTCGCGGAAGGGGCCTGAGGCGAACGATTTCTCCGTGTTAACGGTGAAGCCGCAAGCTTCGAGTACTCTCACGATTCTCTCATAGGACTCCGTAGGGACGATAAGATCATCGCCATAAACAGCGACGTCCTCGTCCACAGAACTACAGAGGGCCCAAAACAGGAGACTTTCTAACTCGAAAGTGTACCCGTTACCCATACTAGACCACTTATGATAACTCCGCCATTCGCCATCAAGGCGATACGCGGGGCTTCTCATCGCGGCCAGTATGGTGAGCCACGGTTCAGGCAACAATGCCTGGACTACCTCCTTTGAGACAGTGTCGGAAGCGGATGCTAAGTCAATGGTTGCATACTTTCCTGAATGCGACCCATAGATTGCCAACGCTTGATTGAGGCCTTGGAAGTCCAGATTCACTCCGAAGTGTTTGAGCCGATTACGAATGTAACGGCCCATTCCCTTCTGGAAGAATATGTTCCACCTAGGTTCAACGGCGATGGGTCTATCTGTCTTAGCACTCTTAGGGACAAATGTGACCGTATTACCCCTCGAAAATGTTAAATCTAACATCCGAGTTTCGGGGTTTCCTACGAAGTGCTTCGCCAAGCTGGTAAGCTCGGTAAAGACATCTAAGTAGGGGTAAGCCCCGAGAGTAATACATCCTGGATTCGACAATTTATTGTAAGCGGCAGTCAATCCGCTGACCGTAGATCCGTCTGCTCCAGGGCCGAAGTCACATAACTCAGTCCACGCATATAACGCATCGCCGAGGACCTTACCGATTTTTCTTCGAGCAGAATGAAATACCTGCTCCAAGTCGGGTAGGAAGTAAAATTCCGACCGACGGTAAGATCCCCAAACGAGGTTAGTTTGCGCGCACTGAGCTTCGGCCTCCTCAAACTTGACCTTGGCTACTCGGCGCTTATCAAAACTTGTCGGTAGCCACTTCGCTTTTGATAAAAGCTTGGTGGCTTGATGAGCCTTGAAAAAGCTTTCCGAGTCATTAAATGCCAGGGGGTCAAGCCGAAGATTAGCGATCTCGTCCCACATTTTGTTCCTTAAGAGTATTACTACGCTTAAAGCACGTGGACAATCGAGAGCACTTAAGATCTGCTCGGCAGATCGAATGTGACGATCAAGCTCATGCTTGTTCATCTAACTCTCCATTGAAATGTGGATCAGCTTGCTAAAGGCTGAACCGCGCGAGGACGAAAGAGCGACGCCACGGCATTAAACCGAGACGACTCGATTGGGGACCCCAAGAGCCACCCACAAAGTGTGGACATGGCGACGGGGCACCTTTCGAGGAAACCTCCATAAACCTGATTCTGACAAAACAGATCCAGGCACACAGACCGGACAGCCATCTTCTGTGACTTTGAAAGCCGCAGAGGACAGTGGTCCGACCAGCGAATGGAGGGTTTAAGCTCGATCATCCTGGGATGAAGCTGGGCTGCATCCCGAACAACGTACCGCAAATGCTCATCGCACACCCACCCCTGCCACTGAGAGAGGCAATGATAGCATTCAGCTACCACAACCATTCCAGAGTCAGGCTGATGGAGGGCGAGGAACATGTCAAAGGTACGTGATTTCCCACAAGCGGGGCATGAGATGTTGTTTCGAACGAACATAAGTGCCTCTTTGCGGGAAAACCCCGCGTTAAACCGGCTAATTCAATTAAGCCGGATGGACGAAGTTTTCCACAGCAGCGGTCACGACAGCATCACCGAGAAAGTCCTTGAACATAGCGTTCAAGTCCTTCCGGTTCTGGAGTGACGACCTGGAGGGAAACACCAAGTCAAAGCTTCCGATACATTCGTAAGCCTTGGTTGGGGTTGCGGCATATCCAGCGCTTGTCTGACCTGAGATGGCTTCCATCGTCGGAAGGACAAGCTTACCGGACAGTCGCATGGTGCCATTCGTATTCTCTTTGAGAGAAAGCGAAGCGACACCAGCTCCCACCGGAACGCCCCCATTTGTCGTATAGTCCTTCCAGATCGCGAGATCTGGACTGACCGAAACAGATGGGTACGACCGGTTGACCGGAGTGCCTGCGGCATCCGTAAGAGTGAGAGTCGTCATGAAGGTTACCTTCGTGATTAGTTGATGAACCCAACCTACCAACATAGCAGGTTGAGAGGATCACTTATCGAGGCAGTTTCCCGCCGCGAAAAGCTGTTGCTAACAGCGACGTCGCGTTGGCAACATGGGTTAGAGAGAAAGGATCTTTGAGGGTAGGAAGGGGCGGAGTCGGGAACGATCCTAACACTTCACGTGTGAAGACCATCGCCGAACCACTCCCTCTTCCCTGGAACCAGGTGGCCTTAATGCCACCGTTGGTGCCAATGGAAGAGTCTATCCTACGTCTAGCTCCCTGCCTGGCCTTAATCGACAACCATCCGTACTTGAAAACAAGTCCGCGGTGGTAATCGAGGGACTCCAGATAGGGACCGATCGGTATGAACCAGTCCGCAACAAACGACCATGGGAGTAACTCCCATGTGAGGCTTGCCGGGTTAGTGATACCGAACTGGGATAGGTTTGCAGCAAAGTTTTGCTGCACACCATATACTACAGCTGCATTACCTTGCAGCTCGCGGTTGGTCACCTCCGTAACGAAGGTGGGACCATGCGGTTGCGAGCGATTCTGAAATAGTTGGAGATCATCCATCCTCTCAGAAACGCCTGCGCGCGCGGTGAAACATTCCCCTGCGGGATCGTTCCACGCCCGACGAACATTCTCAAGACTGTTGTAGATATCCTGGACTAATGGTCGCCATCCATACTGGAGGGCAAGCCATTGCTCCGGGATCCCACCCAAACTCGAACTAGTTCTTCCGGACTTTGAGACCCGGATACGAGTTCGAGAGCGGGGGTCGGCACCAGTCAGATATCTGGCAGCATCCACAAACTTCCCGCGACGCAGAGACATCACTGTCCCAGCGAGGCGGTTGGCCGTGGAAGCGACCATACTGGCTGTCTGGGCCCTGGTTTGAAGTAGCTCTCCGAGGTTGACGCGATGGGACTGGATCTGGGAGATAAGCTTGTTTATAAGCCTAGCTCTGACAGAAGCCTGTCCTGCGCCCATTGAGGTAGGGCCAAGGGCCCCACCCCACGGATGGTTACCCAAACCGAAGGTGTTACCCCAGTTACCAGAAAACGTATCGACGTGACCGCCACCTTTATCATTGGTGCCGTTCACGCTCAACGGTTGCTGGTTCCAGGTGAACATACTTCGCAGATATGAATTCGTAGACTTGGCGAAAGGCCAAGACGGCGAGTTAGAACCGACCTTATCTTCGAACCGATACGCAATAAAACACGGATCGGTACCGTTGGTAGGGGGCTGGTTCCACGGGTCATAAGTGTTTGTAACACTAATGGTCTGTGACATATCAACAGGGAAACCGGGTCTAGACATGATCCTATCCTTAACAAGGTTATCACTAACCCTGCGAGTGAGCTAGGGCATCGGGAAAATCCCGACTCCTAGGTAATGGCCTCCGTTACCGGAAGGACAAATGCCCACCCGAGGGCCTCCGAGGCTACGAGAGAATGGACCAACACGTGCGCAGAAATCTGCCTTAAGAGGGGAATTAATCCCTCACATGTGGTGAAGTCCAGGCTCTCAGAACCCGG